TCGTTTTGTGTTCTTGCCATTGACTTTTTCGCATTTGCAAGACTTTAGCAAGACACACCCACCAATCCAAAGTTTGAAAATGCACATTAAATTTTATGCACTAATATCAAACTATTGTGTTTTAATAAAGTTATTTTTTGTAGAACTGTTCTACGTTCTTAGCATAGTCTTTCCAAAATGTTTTAGCATCTTCAAAAGCATCTGCGTAGAACTTAGTCCAATAGTTCTTAAAGTCTGAATAGTTTAGCATTGTTATCTCCTTTTCAGGATATATAGGTAGTGTTTGTGGAATTACAATTACTTGATGTGTTCTTTAATTGATTCAATAATATATTTGGCGATCTCAAACTTCCATTCCAAATATAATCCTAAGATAGTTCCTAAAAGAAACCAAATCATTAAGGTTTGTCAGGAAACACAACTGCATTAACTTTAGCAACTGTATTTACACCTTCAGTAATATCTCTTAGATCTTGTCTGTATTCTAACCAAGCAGTTTTTAGTTCAGCAGATAATGGACTGTCTGATAATACTGTCCAATCAGAAGAAGCTATTAAAGCATTTCTTTTTGCTCTTAGTCCAGCGATTGCTCTATCAAATGCACCATTAGCCCAAGCAGTTGCTTCAGCTTGTCTTTGTGCTATTTCTTGTGATGTAAGTTCAATTTTTACACCATCTACTAATTTATGTTCTGCCATATTATCTCCTATTTATTATTGTTAATTGAATTAGTCAAGTTATACGATGCTACTTTAGTTTCATTGGATAAATTCATTTATACAATGCCATACATTAAAATAGTTCCGTCCATATTGCCACTAGTAAACTTAAACTGTACTGCATTTACTGCTGATGTCGTATTTCCATATCCTGCACAAAAAATACTAACTGCATAATTGCCTTCGTCGTAATGATGTGTTCTTGATATATAATGTTTAACATAAGTAGTAGATGAAGGATTAAATAAAGTTAAAATTCCAACACCATTTTCATCTGCACCATTACCTAAACTTGGTGCTAAATTTTGGAATGCAGTAGATTGTGCTAAATCCATGCCAGCATCATAAGCTAAATTTGTGCTTGTATCTGATTCATTGTGATATGTACTAAAAGCAGTGCTAGTTTTAGTAACATTATAATTTGAACCTGAATCTGTACTCATATTAAATTGAAAGGTAGAATTATCTGTTCTTGGGTGAATATCCACAAACCAAAACTGATACTCTTTATAAGTAGAATCAATACCAGTAGTAAAAGAAATAGAAGCTGAGTTACTTGCTGTCTGAGTGCTTATTAATTTCATACCACCAGTAGCAATAGAAGCATTGTAAGCAGTTACATTGGCAATAGAATTGTTAGTCAATGAAGCTGGTAATAGAACACCACTTGTAGTTATGTTGTTTGCGAAACTTCTTGTTATTGTACCCATTATGATTTTTTCACTCCGTATAGTTTAATTATTCCATCTATATTTCCGCTTTCATACTTAAACTGGATAGCATTGATAGCACTTGTTGTGTTAAAATATCCTGCAGTATTAGAATCTATTGATGCAGGTGTATTATGAACTGATTGAGTTCTTGAAATAAAATGTTTAACATAAGTAGTGGAACTAGGATTAAATAATGTTAATGAACCACATAAAGATTCATCAGCTGGACTGCTCATACCACCAGATATTGGTTGGTATGAAGTAGATTGTGCCAAATCATTACCAGTTAAATATGATAATGTTGTGCCACCATCAGCTTCAGTATGAAAAGCATAAAAAAATGTTGTTGTTGCTACAACTCCGTAAGAACTCCCACCATTTGTACTTGTTTGAAATTGAAATTGAGTAGTAGTACCTCTTGTGTGAATATCTATAAAATGAAACTCATAAGCATCATAAGTTGAATCTAATCCTGTTGTAAATGAAATAGATGCACTATCACTAGCTGTCTGTGTTGATAATAGTATTAATGTTCCACCACTAGCATTAGCAAAAGAAGTTACAGCACTTACTGAAGCATTTGTAATTCCAGCAGGAAGTATAACTCCTGATGTTGTAATGTTGTTAGCAAGTGATCTAGTAATTGTTCCCATTATTTAATTCCGTATAAGTAAATTGTTCCGTCAAAGTTACCTGAAGAACATTTAAACTGTACTGCGTTCACAGCACTAGTTGTGTTTCCATATCCTGCAACATAATGATTTAAGGTATAATTTGCTTGGTAATAAGAATTAACATTTGAAATAAAATGTTTAACGTATGTTGTAGAAGAAGGGTTAAAAATAGTAAGTGTACCAGAAGAAGATTCGTCAGCACCATTTCCTTGTGTTCTAGTAATTGGTTGAAAAGATGTAGATTGTGCTAAATCAAGATTTATATCATAAGTAACAGCTGTGTCAGTATCAGCTTCATCATGTAAAGCATAAATATGTGTTGATGTTTTAGTTACATTGTAATTTGAACCACTATCTGTACTCATGTTAAAAGTAAATTCAACACTATCAGTAGCTGGATTTATATTACTAAAAACAAATTTGTATGCTTTATAAGTTGAATCTAATCCTGTTGTAAAACTTAATGAAGCTGAGTTAGAAGCAGTTTGAGAAGATATTAAAGTAATTCCATCACTAACACCTGCAAGTACAGTTATTCCAGTAACAGAAGCATTAGTTATAGCACCAGAAGTAAATACTCCTGAAGTAGTTATATTGTTTGCTATGTTCCTAGCGATAGCACCCATTATGACAACCTCAAATATCGTACTGTAATTTCTGCTAAATTTGCTGGTGCAGTAGCGAATGTTAAAGTAGTACCACTAATTGTGTAATCTGTTGTTGGTACTAAAGTTAATCCATTAACTACTACTAAAACATCATTAACTGCTCTACCAGCATCTATTGTGAATGTTGTATCTGTTCCATCACCAGTAAAGTCAGCAGAAGTATAAGCACCACCAAGTGGTAAATATCTATAAGTAATTTCAGCAGAGTTAGCAGGTGCAGTTTGGAATGTTAATGTAGTTCCTGAAATTGTATAGTCAGTAGTTGGTGTAAGCATAAATCCATTTACAAATACCAATACATCTTCAACTGATCTTCCTGAAGAAATTGTAAAAGTAGTATCGCTTCCATCTCCAGTATCAGTACCAGAAGAATAAGTTAGTGTTGTAGATAAAGTTGTAAATGAAAGTGTGCCTGAACCATTAGTAACAAGTGCTTGTCCATTTGTTCCATCAGCAGAAGGTAAAGTTAAAGTTAAATTTGATGCGATTGAATCTGGGGCTTTTATTGCGACATAGTTTGAACCATTGTCAGTATCTTCAGGAAGTCTTAGTTCAGCACCAGCAGTTGCATTTCCAGTTACAGCTAATGGTGTGCTTATTGCAGAATCATTAAAATCAACTGTGTTAGCTGAATGATTTATTGTAGCAAGAGTAATGTCATCAGCACCATCATAGTATTTTAAAATTGGTGCAGTAGCCGAAGTTGTATCTAGCCAAAGACTTCCTGCAACAGCAGAAGCTGGTCTTGATGTTCCTGAGTTTAATGTATTGATCGCCGAAAGTACGTTATTTAAATCTGTTCTAAATGCAGGGAAACCCTGATTTGCTATGTTATAATCGTGTTGTGCCATATTCTATCTAATATCCTTTACTTAAATAATCAAAAGTCTTGGTAACTCCTGCGTTGCTACTATTTTTAAAGGCAACATCAAAACCATTAACAGTTTTATTTGAAATTGTAAAGAAATCTCCTGTGTTCATACCTTGTGCTGTTATTCCAACTGCATAAGAATTAGAATAAAAAGGTAAAGTAAATACAACATTATAAGTTCCTGTTCCTGAAACAATATCATTTCCACTAAATATTCTATCTGGCATATCTACACTTACTGACAAAGCAGTAATAACTGGAGTTGAACTTAAATCAAATGATCTTAATGTAACTCTAAATTTATAATATCTAGCTGTGTAATCTCCGACTACAAAGTTTCTAAATGAAGTATAAGTTATATTGTCATTAGATAAAGCAATCTCAATATGTGCATTAGAATTTGCAGGAGTATCTCCGTCAAAGTTAGATTGTGCATCATCAAAATCTCCAGTTCTTGCATCAAACAAGTCATCTAAGTTATCTGATGTTTGTGCAATAGAAGCAGTTACTCTTGAAGTATAAACTGCACCTATGTCTATTGGAGTTGAAAATAAATTCCTTCAGAATATAAGTCATAAGCAGTTACACCAGAATCAAAGAATGAAGTTCCTGAATCAAAGTCGCCTATTGCAGAATCAAATAATTCTGATGAGTCTAATCTTAATGTTCCATCAGAAACTATTACATTAGTTTTAGTTCCTGCAAATGTAGGTGATTCAGTTTGACTTGCAACAGCATTGTAGTTTCCTATTGCTAATACGTTTGTTTCAATAACTGTTTCATTAGAAGAAAAGTTACCATTTTTATCTACTGCTTTGATAAGATATGAACCTACTCTTGCTGGAACTGTAACTGAAGTAGCTGGTCTTGCAACTTTTTCAACTAAAGAAACTGAGTTACCCCAAGAAGCACCACTTGTTTGTGTTGAATATCTTATTTGA